TGTAGAGTGGATGGCATACGATTGGAAGGTCAAGGGTCTAGAGCACCTCATGGCCTACATCTCCAAGAAGTATTCGCTGAAGATTGATGACCTGTTCAAGGACATGGAGGACTTCAAGAAGGTTCACGAGGACGAGGTGAAGAAGACCGATGTTCACGAGCAGTACCAGGTCTTCCTTCTGAAGAACGAGAAGGAGGTTGAGGCGCAGTTCAATGAGAAGGTGGAGTTCAAGACCAACGTCCGTGGCGTCAAGCTCCGTCGCGTATTTGCGAATCTGGAGGAGTGCCAGACGTACGCCAAGGTTCTCCAGCGCCGCTACCCGAATGACAACCTGTACATCGGCAAGGTTGGTGCGTGGCTACCATGGGATCCTTCTGAGAACATGATGCCCGAGGTAGAGTATGCCGAGAAGGAGCTCAACGAGATGATGCGCCGGTACAAGGAGAACGAGGTGAACCGCGAGATTTTCTTTGAGGAGGAGAAGGCTCAGCGCATTGAGACTCAGAAGAAGGAGAACGAGGCTCGCCGTAAGAAGAATCTGGAGGATGCGAAGGCCGATGCCAATGTGGCCGATACGGCTGATATTGGTCGCGCCATTGAGGATAATGTCCACCCAGCTGAGGGCGGTGCGCCTCGCGATCTTTGAGTCGTATAATACAATACAATGGGTGGATGCCCTTATGCTTTCATTTTTGGTAAACCACGGCAGGGAGCACACAGTACTCGTTTTCTAGGATTTGCGGTCGTTGACAGTGTTGGAACAGTTCTGCTCGCAATACTGTTAGCTTACATATTTGATACTGGTTTTTGGATAACTTTATTGGCCACATTCGTGGTGGGTGAAATCCTTCATTACATTATGGGTGCTCAAACCCAGTTCCTGACGACAATAGGTCTCAATGTTTATCCTTGCCCTGCTGCTTAACGTGGACCCATGGGCTATTCTTCTTCGTTCCGCGCATAGCGTCAGCCGAGTACTCATCCTGTGATAACATCGCGCTTGAAAAAGGTTTGTTATCAACCCACAACGAATCCGCACACAAATGAAAATTTGGGTGATCAGATGCTTTATACCAAAACACCTGATCTTCTAATTTGTTTGATTGAACGCCGTTACAGATCACCAGGCACTCAAAGTTCTCGGTACACTGGTCCATGAACTGACAGAACATCTCAAACGTGGGAAACATACCGGCATAATTGTCGTAAATACGACGGCGATTATTCACGATACTCTCTCGCAGAATAAACACGAAGTCTACGTTCGTACGAAGGTTAGGCGTAATACCCAGCGGGTACTGCATAGTAATAATCGTCATCACATCAATGTGACGACCGTTCATGAAAATGTAGCGCGTAGACTCCTCTTTAATCCACGAAGCATCGTACAAACAGTCATCCAGAATCAGGAAGGCGCGAGGATCGGTCGCTGAATTACCCCCATTACGCTTCTTCTCTTCGTTTCGGGCCGTCTTGACTCCCAGCTGACGCTTAATCACGTTCATCACGATAGATGGGTTGTACTTATCGTGAATCAGCTTTGAAGGAACCATATGCTGGAAAAACTCGTTGGCAACCTCTGTACCCGAAATAACCGTTCCAATTGGAAAACAGCTCTGGGTATTGAACAGAATATCGCGCACCAAGAAGGATTTGCCGGTATCTTTCTTACCAATGACGACAATCATAGGAGACTTTCGCGAATCTATTTCGCACCGATCTTTCAACATTTCAATATTAAACTTCTTGATCTGGAAGTTCATCTTGCTTTATTGCGTGTAGTTTTTAGTTTATGTTTGGGACGCCATAATAATATGGTCAAGCGCAAACCATCTGTTGGAAGTGATTTACGAACAAATGCCGTAGCTCTGAGTCTTCAAAGGTATGATACTAAATCCTTAAAGGCTCAGAACTGGGGTGTCAATCATCTTCAGGCATTCTTCCCGCCAATCCAGAAACTTTTTAAAACAGAGGTCCGCGATTCGCCACAGGAGTTCGGGTTCAAGGTCAATGACGGTATTGCCGCTATCCTTGATGCCGACACGATTCGCACGACAAAGGGGAATGTACTTCCTGTTCATCGTAAGACCACAATGCTTTTATCTCCTTACAAGTGGATGCAGGGAGATTACGGAACGTCGCTGGGTCTGCCTACGACCGAAGAGGATTCGGCCGAGATCTGGAGGAAGATCCAGGATCCCGATAATGCTGCATATGTCGGTGCTCTTCTATCTACTGTCTTAGCCCAGTCCGGATGTCCTCACTTTCCGAAAGTATACGGTGTATTCACGGCATTATCAGAAAAGCATACCATAGATATATCCGACGACTACGCCGAGTTGTCTGAGCGCTCATGGTTTTCTTCCAATATCGGAAAAACATTTGAGATTAAATTAACGGACGATGTTCACGCCGGAGATTTCAAGCATACTCGCGGCGCACGAGTCAGTGTTCTGTTAGGTGAAGATATGGTTCTTGACGATATCAAGGAACTTGAAGCTCCGCAGGTAGGTCCTACCGAAGCCGCTGAAATGAATCAGCTTATGCGCGATAATGAAGATGATGATGATGACGAGTCTGATAGTTCAAGCGTCTCAACCTCATATGTGTTCGCAGTTAAGTCATGCGAGTGTGATTCAGACGACGAAGACGAAGAAGATGGGGATGATGACGATGAGCCGTTCGCATGGGCTTCGTTTTCAAATGTCCCTGTTCAGATGACAGTTATGGAGAAGTGTGCTGGAACCTTCCATGAACTCTGTGCCACAACTACAGACACAACTAAACATCTAGCATGGCTATCCCAAGTTATTTTTGCTCTAGCATATGCTCAGCGCAATTACAGTTTCACCCACAACGATCTTCATTCAAATAACGTCATGTACGTTCCTACTGATAAGGAATATTTGTACTACAATTCTTCCGGGTCGTTCTATCGTGTTCCGACGTTTGGATATATTATTAAGATTATTGACTTTGAGCGCGGGATTGGGTCAGTTAAGATTATGGGAATGAAAGAGCCCAAGCTGTTTATGAGCGATCATTTTTCGGTGGATGAAGAGGCTGGTGGGCAGTACAATTTTGAGCCGTGGTATGTATCCAAATATCCCGAAATCAAACCTAATCCGTCATTTGATCTTGTACGTCTCGCTACGTCCATCTTTTGGGATCTGTTCCCTGAAGGGCCCGAGTGTCTAGATTACCGCGCAAATCCAGTGTTTACGCGACTCATTAAATGGATGACGACTGAAGATGGTGGCTCAGTCTTATTCGGAAAAAAGGAGGCTAAGCATGACCGGTACCATGGCTTCCATCTTTACAAGGCGATTACTCGCTACTGTAAAAATGCAGTTCCACGAACTGAACTCATTTCTTTGAAATCTGTTTACAATATTGACTCAGTGCCAGCTGGCGAAGACTGCTGCTTCGTTGAAGTTTAGATATAGTCTAACTTTACCCACTCTTTATCTTCTTCATTTTTTCGTAGAAGGGTATTGACTAAAAGCAAGAAGATTAGATCTATAAATATATTTCGTTGTTCAAGAGAGTTCTCTGATGCATATTTATTAAACTCAACAAACACAATCTTGTACTTTTCAGTTATTTCCTTGTACTCCAATGATGTAAACACTGATTTTGGAGTATAATATAATTCATCAAATTTAGCACCGTGTTTTTGAATTTCCAGCATAAATTTCAAATTGTCGTTTGCTTGGACGTATGGGCGGAAGAATGTATTGAGAGCTGAAATCACCAGAATACTGATTTGAATACCAGCAACTGTATTCCCGGTAAAAATAGCAGAGTTTGATGAAGATGTTGCTGTTAGAGCAGATAATAACGTAATAGTTAAGTTGAGAGGTGTACCAATATTGCTCCAAAACATATAACTAATATACTTCCGATACCACGAATTATATAAGAGTTTGTTAAGTTTTGATTCAACAAACTCCATATTTTCTCTATTTTCTCTTGCTTTCTTCTTCTCCTCTGTTGCGTCTATAATTGCTTCTGATTCAGCTACATCCTTGACTCCTATTTCAATCCCAGGAGGGATTTCCGGAGAATCTTCAGGCATTTATTTGTTTAATGAATATCAAAAACTGGGCTTACCTACGAACATATCCTGAACGCTTGGAATATCCATTGACTTCACTGCATCCGTAACTACATCCGTTGTGGTCGCAAATACCACACCGGCTGAAATGATTCCTCCAAATAGAGAGAGCTTACCCGCATCGGCCCAATCAATTGGATCACTCTTAGAACGACGCTCCAGAGCGTACACTATAAAGCATACTAGGGCTACTGAAATTGCGGCAATAGGAATCATCATTTATTTTGCGCTCAATCAAAATTTCACACATTTAGAACGAGAGTATCTCCACCAATCTTGCCCTCAATCTCCTTCAGCGGATCATCCTCCTCCTCCTTTTCTGGCTCAGACGCTGCCGTCGGCTTATCTAGATCCTCAAACTCAATCTCCGCAACTTCGTCGCCGACCTTGAGCTCGGCACGATCATCCTCGCTCGCGTCATCACCTCCTTCTGACCCAGAATCCGAATCAGAATCCGGTCCAGGAGCATCATCTTCAAACTTCACCTGTGCCGCAGGCGTCTTGGGCGTCTCTGGGGCGTGCTCTACATGTACGGGTAACGACGCAACGTGCTGAGAAGGCGCATCATCTTCCGAGAAGTACTTCTTGGCAATCGTCTCCCACGGTAAGAACGAACGAATCACGTGCTCCATACAGTCCGTAATGACCTTCTCAATCTCCTGACGATTCCGCGCCTGCTGCTCGGATGATACACCAATCGTCTTGAAGTAGTAGGCCATCTG